TGTTGCAATCTTTTGTTTTGGTCAAGTAACTTAGTTAAGTCTTCCGACTTATGTTGGATAGCACTTGTGCCATCAGCAGAATGAAAATGAAATGTTTGTCCATCTCCTAACTTTCTACTCATTACTCACTAAGCTCCTCAATGTAAACTATCGGTGAACCTGAAGCTGCAATACAAGACATCTTGTCAAGATTACTAACCTTGAAAGTTTTAGGTTCGTTAGCCACTAAACGCACTCCAGTTGCTACTGCCGATGTAGTAGCTTTACCAAAATCAACAAATACTTCTGTTGTATTAGATGTAACTCTTACATAAGTAACACCTGCACTAAAAGCATCTGTTCTGTTTGTACCTGTTTGGGTTACAGTAATCGTGTGATTCTTTATAACCTGTTGTCCAAAGCTCCAGTTGCTCATTTTTTTTATCTCCTAATCCAAAATGTTATTTCAGCTAATACAGCGTTAGTTGAACCACCATCTGTAATCATTTCGATTGTATCTCCTTCTTCAACATTATTAAGTGCTGTAGGTACAGATGAATAAGTAGTTCCGTTTGCTGAACTGCCGTGTGCGAATGTAATGCCACCACCAGTTATTGCAACGCCACCTAACTCAAAAGATAATGCAGCTGCTGCACTGGTTATAGCTCCTCTACCCATAGCTGTAATTTTTATAATTCTTCCACCATCAGGAACAACTACAAAAGAACTAGCACCAGCAGATAAATTTGCTACCTCGCCTTTTAAAAAATAATCATTTAATGTTCTCATTAAATTTCTCCAATATTAATAACCCTCGTTCCGAAGCGATACTTTCTTCAAGGTCATCATTAATGTATCTGAGGTGGGGTAGGAAACCAAGCCTACCCCTAGACAATAACCTTATGAGGTTATGAAATGTTTAAGTTACGATGTTGTGCAATCAGCAATTTTACCTGAAGCAGCTTCGTTTTTAGAAACGAGAGTGTATTCAACTATTAATTGTTTGATTTCAGCATCACCAGTTTTTGCTAAGTCTTGAACACTAAAAGGTCTCAACATATTAGTTGACCACATTTCAGTATCTAAGATATGAGTAGTTCTTCCAGAACTTCTCAAGATTCTATCAGCTACTACTCTAACTTCACCGAAGTCAGAAACATAAACATCGATAGTCGCAACTAAGCTTTTATCTTCTGCCATGTCCATACGAGTAGAGTTGCCAGTAAAACCTGATACTTTTTGTTTGTTGAATGATCCAACTAACATTAAGTCAGGATTACCACCTTGGTCATAACAAAGTTTTAAGTTTGCTTTAACCAATGCTTCAGTCAGAACCCTTTGAGTTCCATCTGTAACTGCACCAGTTGTACTGTGTGTAGAACCACCAGCTCCATGAGATTCATTAGTATTGCACCATGCTTCAAGACCTCTAAGTCTACGGCCTGTGCCTGATGAACCAACAGTTGCAACATTAACACCTGTTAAGTCGAACTCCATGTCTCTTTTTAGTTCTTTACCAGCTTTAGCTATTTGATAAGCCATCTCTGATGTCATTCCAGCTTTATTGATAACTTCTTGAGTACCAGTAACTACAACAGGTTTCGTAGAAATCTGAGTATAGTTAAGTAGTTTAGTAGTTGCAACTAAAGCCCTTGAAGGAGCATTATCGCCCTCCATTACAACATTAGTAGCTGCTGCTACTAGTGCATCTGTTTGCCATTCATGTAGTGTAGAGGAAGCTGAACCAGTTCCAATAGAAGACATAAATGGAGTGTCTGTTGGTGAGATGTTATAAATAACATTCGCCAAGTCTTCTCTTCTGTCAGCAGAATCGAAGGTTTCATACGCATTTGTATAAATTGCCATTTTTGATTACCTTTATAAAAAAGTTATAGTATTAGACTATTTTCTCATAAGACTCTCAATGAGACTTGAAGCATCATTTAAGTGTCCTGATCTTTTTAGTCTTGCTCTTTGTGCCTTAACTTTATCACCAGAGATTTCACCTTTAGATGCTGGAGAACCAGGTCTAGTAACTTTAGGAACAACTTTAGTTTTCTTTCCAGAAATCTTAGTTGCTAAAAGATTTTCATACAACATAGCTTTGTGTAGAACATCTACAGACCTTGCATCAATTAAGCTACTAACTTCCTGTTCGGTAAATCCTTTTTTGACTGCAAAACTTTTTATATTTTGTTTAAGTTTTGGGCCTTTATCAGGATCAGTCCATTCAGGTAATCTTTGAACCATAATTTCTTGCTGTCTGCCAAGTTCTTCTTGCCACTTAGCTTGATTTTCTTGTTGTGATTTAAGCTGAAGATTATTTTGTTCATCTTCAACCATTCTTTTATTTTCCTGAAGTTCTCTATATTGATCTCTTTTCAACATATATTCAGTTGGGTCTTCTTCCTTGAGTTGTGTCCAATCAGTTTTTGCAAGTTCATCTATTTTAGAATCTGCCTGAGTGTTAAATTGTTCAAGTTGTGATAAGTAACGCTGTCTTTCTTGTTGAGTGGCAGCTAATTCTAAATCAGCTTTCTGCCTTTGTTCGGACAATACTTGACTTTTTCTTGTGTAATCAGCTTGTCTACTGTAACCAGCTAAAAGTTCATCCTGGGTGACTTGAACATCTTTACCATCAACTTTGACAGTGTATGTATCAAGTTCCTCGTTTCCTTCTACTTGGTCTTGGTCTACTAAGTCTTCAGCAGATAATCCATCAGGATTACTTGCTTCAACTTCAACTGATTCGGACTCCGTGTCCTGTGTAGAAACTTCTTCCGTTGTTTCTATTTCTTCTTGGTCTTCTGTGCTTTGCTCACTTGGAGTGCTCATCATACCTTGAAGTGCTTCCTGAGCCGATCTCACATCTGTAACAGGTGTGCCACCGAACTTAGAATCTTGTGTAGGGATATCATCTTTTGCCATGATTATTTACCTCCCCTCAAATCGTTTTCAACTATCTTGCCATTCTCCATTGTGTTCACAAGTACATTTTGTGCTGTGAGTACACCACGAAGTGAGAAATATAAAGATTCTCTTTTACCAGATTCTTCCATTTCTGTTCTAATCCATTGCTGAAATATATCATTTTGGATTACTTCATAAGATTTTATTAACAAAGGGTCTTTAAGTAACCTTTCGGCATCTTGCCCTTCTTTAATTTGATTATCTTTGTCTGCCATTGTCTTCTCCTATTTGGTTGATTCTATCCACAAAGTCTGTGGTTATAGTTTTTCTCCCATTAAGATAACCTTGAATATCATTCCTAGGAATAGATGTTTTCAAGCATACCTCGTTTATTGAAAGTCGATGTTTTAACATTAGTTGTTGTAATTCTGTTTTTGTTAATTCTGATTTTATATCAAATTTAGACAATTTATCCCTTCTTCTTCTTTTTGTTTTTAGGAAAACCAGCTTTCATATTTGCATATGCTTTTTTAGTTATAGTAGATTTCTTTTTACTTCTACTTGTTCCTGCCTTCTTCCTTTTATTTATGTTTGCGTATAAGCTCATTTGCCTACCTTCTTCATTGCTAATCTATGCGATTGTGTAAAGGTTTTACCCTTGTTCATAAGTCTTCTCATTTCTGCCATGTGTTTAGCAGTATGATGAACTTTATGTTTTGTAAGAGTTTCCTTTTGTCTTTTAGTTAACATGTTTTAATAACCTGGATATTTTTTAACTGGCTTCTTTTTCTTTTTCATAATAACCTCAATAGTTCTGTAAACTTGTCTGTCATTAAAATAAATATAAATAAAGCTCCCCAGATCGCATACTTAAATCTAAAGACTTCTATCTTTACATCTTTCATATCCGTTTCTATATGAGCTAAGTGATTGTTTTTTATATCACTTATATCTTTTTTAATTAATTCTATTTCAAGATTTAATTCGTTATTACCTTTCATGCTAGTGGCAACTTTTTTCTTTTAGGGTAAGTATCTACAGCTATTGCTACAGATTGTTTTTGTGGCTTACCTTCTTTCCTTAACATCTTAATCTTCTTAGAAACTAATTTGTTTCTTTCAATTCTTCCATGACCTGAGTATTTAGGATATGCCATTAGCTTGGCCCTATTCCTATTGGTCTATTTTGCACAGCTTCTAATGCAAGTTCTTGTTCGTTTAACTCAAGTTGAGATTTTTTAATCATTAACTCTTGTTGTTTAAGAGCAAGGTTAATTGCAGCTTCTTCTTGTTTAAGTTTTAACTCTTGTGATTTAAGTTGAGTTTCAATTTCTAATTCTTGAGCTTGTAGTTGTAGTTTTTGAAGTTCTACTTGTGCTTTTCTTTGCTCAACCTTTTCTTCTAGCGTAGGTTCAGGTGGTGGTTTAGGCGGCATCATTTGAGGGTTAGATATAAATTGATCTGCATTTTTATATCCTGACTGCGTTATAAATTCGCTTACTGCATTGTATATGTTTTGAGGTGTAACCAATGATCCCATTCCACCATTTTGGATTAAGCCTTGTATTATCTGCATAATAGAACCCATTGTTTGAGTCTTAGCTGTTTGGCTACCTGATCCAACCCCAACATTAACTGTGCAATTTAACTTCTCTTTCCACTTAGAAACATCTATTGGAACAAACCTTCCGTTAAGATAAGCTATTTTTTTTCTATCTTCATATCTTTGTACTAAAGCATATATGTTTCTAAACAAATCTTTAATGCCTGTTTCAGCAAACATACGAGCAATAAGCTCAATTCTTTGCATAGAAGATTCGGTTGCTGCTGATATTGCTCCTGAAGTAACATGAGATGTTAATACATCTGGGTTTAATCCTTGTGTCATTTTAGATACACCTGATCTTTCTTCTCTAATACCATCTAGGTATTGAACCATTTGGAACGCATAAGGTTGTATTTGTGGTGTAGGTAAAGCTGTAACAGCTCCTGGCGCTCTCATTCTAACAATTCCACCTGGTTTAGAGGACAATAAGTCATCTAATTCTACTTGACCGGCAAGAACAGCGTATCTCGCATTGTTAGTTAAATACATATTATCAAGAAGATTTCTCATAATAGTAGATTTAATAAGCTGTATATCTTCTACTGTGTCAGCAATACTCATGCCATGAAACTTATGGGGTATCGGTAGTGGGCAGATAGTTGAAAAAGGAATAGAGTCTATTTCTTCGTTATCTAAAATAACATCTCCACTTTTTGTAATCTTTCTTAGTTCTGCTATACCATCACCATCATAATCAATGTGTATATAACATTCTTCTAACCAAACTTTTCTTGAAGGGCCTTTACCCTCATCTGCTGGAACAGAATCTTCATCATAGCTAAATCTAGCTTGTCTTTCTTCGTTCCACTCTGCGTTATTATGGGTATAGGTAGGTAAATCATCTACAATACTTTTAGAATATCCTTCTAAAATTAAATCACTAACAGATTTTTTAACCCTATGACATACAAAACTAGCATCTTCAATAGAAGTAGCCCTTCTTGATACTAAAAATTCTTCTGGTGGAACGGATAAAACTCTAACTTGACCATCTTTTTTAGTTTTTTTTACTTTAACATCGTGTTCTACAACCTTTGGGCTAACTAAATTGCCATAATCATCAACCTGCTGTTTCATAACAATTACTTCTGTATGCTCTATTACTTCCAGATCATCATTAGCAAGGATAGATTGGTACTCCATCTCAGTTAAGTTCTCGTAATTCTCGGTTGAAATTTCTTCTTTTTCTTCCCAGAAATGTTTAACGATTCCAGTCTTGCTTATAAGGGCATCTTTAAATACATCGTATAAGATTTTAAATCCATTGTTTTGTTTGTTAAAGACATAATTAACATAGTCAGTAGCTTGTTGCGCCATCTCTACATCTTCAGGGCCTTGTGGCTCAAATTCAGCTACATTGTTATGCGTTGTAAAGATACGCATAAGGCTAGGCATAATGTATTCAATGGTATCTCGTACATCAGTTGTAACGATTTCTGATCTACCTTCTATCTCATTACCAAAAGGTTCTCCAAGATAATACTTCATAGACTGCTCTCTTTGAGCAGATAGTTCTGTATTGAAGTTTCCTGAAGCAGACTCTATTTCGCCACTCAGTTGTGAAGCTAATTCATCTTTAGTCATCTTTTTAGCCATTATTTATCCTTATTAAATTTATCTTTAAGTCTTTGCGCTGCTGTTTTTCTAGCTTTATCGTTAGCAACATTAGCCCTTCTTATTGCCATCTTATCTTTAAAAAATGATTGTTCGCCTAAGTCTTTGTTTTTCCTAGGAATAAGGCTTGGTTTTTTTTCTTTTACAGTTCTAACCCCAGTTCCAAGAGGATTTGTTTTACCTCTTTTTTTAATTTCACCTAAAGCGGCCTTAGTTCCTAATTTTCTAAGTGCCGCTATAGTCATTAAACCTAATAATGGTATTGCCATTATTTCCTAGATTTTCTTTGATTGGCAGATTTTCTTTGACCTGCTGCCATTCTTTTTTGGTAAGCTCCCATTGCGCCTGTAGCTTTCTTTTCAGTAGTAGAAGATACTTGTTTGTTAAAACGCATAGATCTTTTGACTGCTGGTTTAGCTTTAGCTTTAGGTGCTGCTTTTTTAGTTGCAAAGTAAGTTCCTACTGCTGCTGCTCCACCTGCTATTGCATTTCTAAATTTTTTGCTTCCAATTAATCTTGCGATTACTGCTGGTACTGACATAATGTTTTCTCCTGTTATACGACTGCGACATCAGGGCCTAATCTACCCTTGCTATCCCATCGTGAGTTTTTAGTTGTTGAATGTCTAAGACTCAATGCTGCATATCTTGTAGCCGACATTAAGTCATCTTTAAGTTTAACCAGTTTTCCATCTTTACGATGATACATACGATACTCCTCAAACCAGTCATAAAGGGTATTAAATACTTTAAATCTACCTGACTCCATTCGGTCTAACATCTCCATAAGTCCTGTTTCTACACTGTTTCCACCCTTTTTCTGCCCGATCGCTGGGGGATTTTCAAAGTGAAACGGCAACATATTGACATAGTTATCACGATATTGCTCGGCTAGGGTAATACCAGATCCTTTATCATGTTGGTAGCCATCGTGTGGCCATACTATAGGAATCCAATCAGAACCTTCTCTTTCATTTATAAACGAAGCATGATAACTCGGTATCTGTTTAGCCATTCGATAACAATCGTAAACATAAACAATATCTTCATCTCTATCCCAGGCTAACCATACAACGGCCGTAGGGTGATCGTAGCCAAAATCTATTGCTGCAATCTTTGCATAATGATTAGGTATCTTAAAAGGCTCAATAGCTAAAGTGTCTTCCATGAGTGGAAACACTAACCCTGATCCTATCATTGGTATGCCTTTAGACCTCATCTCCCTTTCGTGTGGGGGTAAGGCTTGTAAAATCTGTTCTTTCATTTGCTCGGTTAGGTGTTCTGCATCTTCCCAACCTGCTGTTAATAGGGATTGCCCTGGTCTTAGATCGGAAGTAAAACTCTGTACTACCTCAGTCATACCTGATTCCGGAGTAAAAGTCATGTAAACTTGTCCTAATCTGTCAAGAGTACGAGTAATACACTGTGAATATATGTTTTGAGGGGGTTCTTCATCTAGCCATACCAGATCTAAACTCTCCCCCATAAATTTTTCTGCCCCTTGTTCGTAAGCCTTAAAGGCAACACGAGACCACCCACCTGTGCTGTGTTTTACAAGAACCGAAGAATGTGCGTTAGGCACACCTGGTTTTCTTGTGGTTTCGCCAATGAGATGTTTAGGGATAGATCCCTTTCCTTTATCTCTGGGGTTGTCTGGTTGCCCGAATAATTCTTTTTGACAGATATCTCGTGTGGTTTCATTACTTGCACCACAGACCCATGCCCTAATAGGCTTGTCAAATCTTTTGCCTTTCCACCAATCTGGGTACAATCCAGTTAAATGAGCTGACATTTCCATCGCACCTACATAGGACTTACCCACTCGGTTGGCTGCCATCAGTAGTCTTTGGTTAGAATCTAATCCAGATTCATGAAACCTTTTCTGAAAAGCATAAGGTTGGTAGTAATTTAATCTATTCTCCTCTTGTCGCTTATTAAGCTCACCTAGGATCGTTTGTATTCTTTCTGTAGACATAGTACTCCACCTCTAAGGGTATAATTTTTTTTTA